TTCATCCGGCAAAGGCGGCGATGGGGTTGACGGGTTTGCCGTTATTATCACGCATTTTTAAAGGAGAGTTATGAATTACGCAGTAATTGAAAACGGAATTGTTGTAAATATTATCAAGTGGGATGGGAAAACCCCACTTGGCATCAATCTTGAACTTGTTGAGTGTGACGGCCAAACCGTTGACATCGGGTTCATTTACGAAAACGGGCTTTTCTTTAAAGAATAACAACTTGTCAAAATTTGCCAAATCTTGCATGATGGCCCCCACTCTTAAATTGTAAACGAGGGGGCCATCATGTTCAAATTGCGTGATTATCAATCACATGGAAAAAATCTTACCTACACCCTGATAAGACAAGGAAAAAAACAAATCCTTTATTGGTTGCCAACCGGCGGCGGTAAAGGCCTGGCCATGAGTGATTTTGCCCATGACGTCACCTCACGGGGGAAAAAGTGCCTTGTGATTATGCGGCGGCGTGAACTCATTTTTCAAACCAAATTGAATTTTGAAAAATATCACCGGCATGATTGTTCGGTCATCATGGGTTCGGAAAAAGGTTTTGACCCAAACAAGAACGTTCAAATTTGTTCAATCGACACTTTGAGAAACCGAGAAATTGATTTTTTAAAGGCGTTTGATGTTGTCATCATTGACGAGTGCCATGACACCAATTCCCAAACCTATCAAAGAATAATTGAATTCCTTGGCGATAAAATTTTCATTGGTTTCACCGCCACGCCTTTCACCGTGGGCGGCAAACCATTAAAGTTTTGGCAAGACGTGGTTCAACCAATTGACGCCGCCGAAATGCGTGACCGTGGGTTTTTATCCCATGACGTGACATTTGCACCGGCAACCCAAATTGATGTTCGAGGCCTTGAATTGTCATCAACCGGTGATTTCCGAGAATCGGATTTATTCGACCGTGCCAAAAATAGTGTCATCGTGGGGGATATTGTAAAAACTTGGGTTGAAAAAGGCGAGAACCGCCCGACCTTGCTTTTTTGCGTCAACAAAGAACATTCAAAACTTATGACGGCGGCGTTCATCCTGGCCGGCGTTCCAACAATTCACCTTGACGAGTCAACCACAAGTGAGGAACGCAAAATTGCCATCAACAAGCTAAAAACCGGCGAGGTGAAAATTTTATCATCAATCGGAATTCTCACAACCGGCGTTGATATTCCCCAAGTTTCTTGCCTGATTATGGCCAGGCCAACACAATCCGAGGTTGTTTACATTCAAAGCGTTGGGCGAGGCCTAAGACCTTTTAAGATTTGCGGCGATTGTGGCCTTGAGTTCGGTGCCGAAAAACAATGCCTAAAATGTAAATCCGAGAATTACAGGTTTCAAAAAGATTTTTGCATAATTCTTGACCACTCGGGCAACGTGTTTCGTCATGGTTTACCTTTTGACAAACGGGTTGCAAAGCTTGGCAATGATGAAACCAAGTCAAAAAGTGGCGAAAAACCCGACGTGGCAATCAAGACATGCGAACAATGTTTTGTGGTTTATTCCCCATCACTTGATTGTTGCCCCGTGTGCGGCACGGTTAGCAAAACAAAAAACGTGATAAAGGAAAAAAGCGGTGAACTCAGACTTGTTGACGAGGAAACAACAAGAAAATTCAAATTGAACAAATGCCATTCATCGTTGCAAAATCTTAAATTGCGTCAACGTTGGTTCAATTGGAAAGAAAACGCCGTTTGGTTCAAGCTTCACAAAGAGTGCGGCGACATGATTTTTGAATTTGAGGAACAACTTGGCGTTCCTCGTTGGTTAAAAAAAGTTATTAAAGGAAACAATTTATGATTGAAATAACCGCATCACACTTGGCAAAAATATCACTCGACCTTGGGGCCGAAATAACACCGTTCCCAATCGACAACAATTTTCACCATTTCACCGCCGGAAAAAAAGGTTCAAAACCAATTTGGGCAATTGGGCGTTCTTGGGATTACAAGGGAAACACTTATTACATTATTCAATATGGAGATTTTCGAGGCGGTTCAAAATTCCAATTGTCAAACTATGACGTAAAGGAACAAACCGCAACGTTCAAGAAACATCACAACGAACAAATGAAACAACTTGAGGAAAAGAACAAACGTGAACGTGAGGAGAAACGCCAAGCCGGAATTGATAAATATAAAAAACAATTCTATGAGTGCCAACCCAACGGGCCAGTTTCGGAATATCTGAAACGAAAACAAATTGATTCAAATTACATGGGGCGTGTGAATTATCGCAACACGCTTTTCATTCCCGTTGAAAATTATCTTGACGAAAAGATAACATTCGAGGGCGTTCAAATGATTTTCCGTGACGACGAAACGGGGGCGTGGAAAAAGGTTTTTAACACGGGGTTGGTCAAAAAAGGTGCGTTCACCCGTGTAAGTGATTTCGACATTCGCAAAACCGAAATCATTTATCTTTGCGAGGGTTACGCAACCGCATGTTCGGTTTTCATGGCAACCGGTGTGCCGACAATTTGTGCGTTCGATTCTGGAAATCTTGGGTTCGTCATCGAGACAATCAAAATCATGAACCCCGACATCAAGGTGATAATTTGTGCCGACGATGATTTTCAAACCGTCATCAACGGGCGGCAATTCAATGTTGGAATAAATAAGGCCCTTGAGTGCCAAAAGAAATTTCAAAACGTCACTTACAGGAAACCGATTTTTGGTTCAAGAATCAACGAAACCGATTTTAATGACCTTCACATTCTTGAGGGGCTTGAAATCGTTCGTGAACAACTAAAAATCAACCGTGGAGAGTTTACCGACGTGATTCTTTTGGGGCACGTTGACCACAATGAGTTTTATTATCTTTCAACCCAATCCAAAACAATCATCAACCTCAAGGGCCACCAACACAAGGGCGAACACCTCAAGGCCATTGCAAACGAAAAGTTTTGGGCCGAAAAATATGGTTCCAAAAAAGACAAAGATGGCAACGTTCAACCAAATTGGACAAAAATCGCCGACACGCTACTTGAACGCCAACGTGACATTGGCCCATTCGATTTGAAAAAGATGCGTGGCCTTGGCGTTTGGGATGACGAGGGCCGCATTTTCGTGAACATCGGTTCGGGCGTTTATTCATCCGAACGCCAACACGTCATGAGCAACATTGACCCCCATTTGGCAACAAAGAATTTTTACAAGAACGAACCAAGTGACATGGTGAATTTTGACGACGAACTAACCGACGAGGAGTGCCTTGCAATCATCAAGGCGTTCCAACATTTGCGGTTCAAAAATGAGTTTGATTTTTTTTATGTCACGGGTTTCCTGGCCATCGCCAATTGTTTTGCCGCCCTTAATTGGCGACCCCATTTGTGGGTTTCAGGCCCGGCCGGTTCGGGTAAATCTTGGACATTGAAACAAATGGGCAAGTTGATTCATTATCGTTTGCCGGTCAAGGGTTCAACCGTTTCAGGGATAAAACAAGAATTGAATTGCCACGCCAAGTGCGTTGTTTATGATGAGGCCGAGGCATCCCAAATGCTTGACTCGGTTGTGGAACTCGCCCGTCAATGTTCAACCAAGAATGACGACAAGATTTTAAGGGGCACAACATTTGGCCAGGCCATAAGTTATGAGGCCAACGCCTGTTTTCTCATGGGTTCAATTGAACCGCCGAGGATGAATAAGGCCGACGATTCAAGGTTTTTCTTGATTGAAATGATTGACCTCAAAGATCAAACCAACGCCGAGTTCGATTTGATTCATGAAAAGTTTAAGGCCATCGAGGGCATGGGAAAACGTTTAATGGTAAGATGTGTAAAGAACTTCACAACACTTTTGAAGAACATTGAACTTTGCAAAAAGATGTTGAGGGAAAAGGGCGTTGGTTCCCGTGAAGCCGATCAACTTGCAACGATAATGGGTGGGTTCGTTTTGATGAACACCAAGGGTATCATCGGCCAGGCCTTATTTGATGAGGTTTTTGAAAAGGTTGGAATTGGGGCCAGTGATTACACTGAGCGAAATGAAAGTGACACAACGGGCGATGACGCTTATTGGAATTTCATGAGTTTGCAAATCGGTGGGCCAGGGAATTCTTTGACGATTGCCGATTGTGTTGAAAAGGCCAGAAATGGGGCAAATTCAACGCCGGAACTTGCCGCCCATGGGATTGAGTGGGTTGGGGGTGAAAAACTCTTTGTGGCCTCAAACAACGCCAATTTTGATGCCAAGATGGAAAGGATTGGGGTGCGAAATTTCAGAATGTTGGTAAAAAGGTCGGAATTTTTCGTTGAGACAAAGAAAATGAGGGTTAAAATGCGGGGCAATAAATCAATCAGGGGAATAATTTTAAGGGTTTAGGTTTTGTTCCGGCCCCTGGCCGGAACATGGAACAAGGCCGGAACAAAAAAAGTTCAACAAAAACGTAAACTTAACCCCCTTGTTCCATTGTTCCATATATATTTATAATATATATATATAATAATAATAATAAAAAAAGATAAAAAAATTTATATATATAAAAGTATGCAAATTTTGGGGTGGAACAACGGAACACTGGAACACCTCAACAAAAACAAACACTTGAACGATTTTTTTGTTCCGGTGTTCCACTAAGGAGTTCAAAAATGAGTGACGCAAAGCCAAAAAATAAGGTTGGGCGACCTTCAAAGATTGACGTGTTGAATCAACATTTTGCCGTGCGTTTAGTGAAAAACATGCTTGAACGTGGTGCGTCTGATTTGGAAATATGCGGTGAGTTGGGAATTTCCGTTGATTCATTGCAACGTTGGAAAAAGGCAAATGCCGAATTTTGCGGCCTCTTAAAAAACTGGAAAGATCGGGCAATTGAAATGGTCGAGAAATCCCTTTACTTGCAAGCAATCGGGCACTCATACAAGGTGCCCCAATATGACAAGAATGGTGAGGTGACGGGTTACACAACTGAGGTCATTAAACCCAATCTTGGGGCGGCAATCTTTTTCTTGAAAAATAAGAAACCGAGTGAATGGCGTGACAAACCGGAACTGGATGGCGAGGGCCAGGAATTGCCTTTTGATATTATTTTTAGGCCACGAGAAAAGAAACAACCGGCCAAGCCTGACAAACAAGATGTGTTGATTGACAATGTTGGGAATGGAACGCCAACAAATTGAACTTGATTTATTAGAACACCAATTCGCCGCCCTTTCATCCCTGAATCAAATCACACTTTTGAAAGGTGGGATTGGTTCGGGGAAATCTTATTGTGGCGGTTTGCATTGCCTTCAAATGATTCTTACCAATCGCAATGCCCCTGGCCTTATTGCGGCAAACACTTACAAGCAATTAAACGATGCCACGTTGAACACGTTGTTTGGCATCCTTGAACAATTCAAAATTCGATACCGTTACAACATTCAAAAAGGAATTTTAAAGGCCGGCGGCAAAATGTTTTGGTGCCGTTCCCTTGAAAACTATGATGACTTGCGAGGTATTGAGATTGGTGACTTTTGGCTTGATGAAACCCGTGACACAAAAGAGGATGCGTTCAAAGTTGTGTTGGGGCGTATGAGACACCCCAAGGCCAAGCGTTATCGGGGAATATGCACAACATCGCCGAGTGGGTTTAATTGGTTGCATGATTATTTTGTTGTGAACAAACGGCCAGGGTTCGACATGGTTGAGGCGTCAAGTTATGACAACCCTTATTTGCCTGAGGGATATATTGACATGCTCTTGGGTTCCTATGATTCAAAGATGATTCAACAAGAAATCTATGGCCAATTCTTGAACACGGTTTCGGATGCCGTTTATTGGGCGTTTGACCGAACCAAGAACGTTCGTGAGTTTGATAAACCTGATTTACCAATTTGGATTGGTATGGATTTCAACGTCAACCCGATGACCGCCATCATTGCGTTCATTCAGGGTGACACCATTTTCATTTGGGATGAGGCCTATCTTGGCGACTCAAACACTTATAAAATGTGCGAACATTTAATTTCAAGAGGGTTTGGCCAATCATCGGTTGTGCCGGATGGCACGGGCAAGGCACTCAAGACCTCGGCACATGCCGGAATAAGTGACCACTTAATCATTGAACAATATGGTTTCAATTTAATGGCGGCAACAAACCCATTTGCGATTGACCGCCAAAATTGTGTCAATGGTTTACTTGAAAGGGCCAGAATTGTGATTCACCCTCGTTGTGTTAGACTTATTAAAGATTTGGAGCAAGTTAGCCGTGGGAAAAATGACCCGTCATTGACTCACATTTCGGATGCCATGGGTTACTTGGCATGGCGAACATTCCCAATCCGTAAAGAACGAAAAGCGGTTCAATATTCTTATGCGTGAGGTGATAAAATGAAACTAAACAAGGCAACCCTTGAATTGTATGCGGCAATCTTAAACGCCCCTGAAAGGGTGAAACGCCGACAACTTTACGCCGACATGTTCGTGATGTATGAGGGCGGCGGCCGTGAACTTATCAAGAAAAAAATAAGGCAAGAATTTAAGAAACAAGACGCCATCAATGAACTTGAGGGGCGACTTGTAACAATCAACATCATGAAAAAGGTTGTTGATAAGATGGCCGGCGTTTACAACGAGGCACCCGTGCGGTCGGTTGTTGACCAAAACAAAACCGACAAAGAACTTTTGGAACTTTATGAGGATGCCATGAGTGTCAACTCAATCCAAAAGGAAACCAACCGCCATTTGAAAATGTTCAAAAAGGCATTGAAGAAATTTTATGTTGATAAGTATGGCAACCCCAAGGCCCGCCTCATTCCGGCCCATGCTTATGAGGTGTTCAACGTCATCAATCCTGACATCACACAACCCGACATTGTTGCCGAAATCATTCGCCATTCCGATGTGAAAGAAGATCAAGAGATTCATTTTTATTCGGATGAATCGTTTTTCATTACGGATGGCACGGGTGCGGTCAAGACTGACAAAATGCTTGCCCTTGAACAACGTGGCAAAAATCCCGTGAAGGAATTGCCTTTCACTTACACGACAACATCAACTTATTCGATTGACCCAATCATTGACGATGACTTACTACACATTTCAATTGCCATTCCGATTGTGTTGACCGATTTGCTTTTTGCTTGCAAATATCAATGTTGGTCACTCATTTACACAATTGGGGTTGAGGGCAACATCAACATGAACCCATCAAGTGTGATTCAATTAAATTATGATAACACTCAACAAAAACCTGAGATTGGCACAATCAAACCCCAAGTTGATTCTGACAAGGTTCTTTCACTTGTTGAGGGAATTTTAAACATGTTCTTGAGTGCCAAGGGCCTCACGGTTGGCACCATTTCGACGGGGTTCAGTTCACAAAATGCAACAAGTGGCGTTTCAAAAATGCTCGATAGTGCTGAAAGTGTTGAGGATAAAAAAGACCAACAAGAATTGTTCTTGAGGGATGAATCACAAATTTGGTCACTCATTGCAAAATTTCTCATTCCTTATTGGCGACGCAATCAAATGTTGAACGCCGACATGAACCGCCAATTCTCGAAACCTTTCAAGGTTGCCGTGGTGTTCAAAGAACCAAAAGTCATGTTGAGTGAAAAGGATAAAACTGAATTATCAATTCTTAAGATCAACAACAATTTGACAACGATTCGCCGTGAACTCAAGAATTTCAACCCTGATTTCACCGACGAACAAATTGACGATTTGATGCAGGAAATTTTTCTTGAGAAAAAAGAAATAAAATTTTTGAGTGAGGAGAGTGAGAATGGCGAAATTCAATCCGACGTTCAAGATCAATCTCGTCAAGATATTCAACAAGACGTTTAATGGCCAAGAAAAAGACGTTCTCAGGGAATTCCTTGGGAACGCCTCTTTTCGTCAAGCTTATGGGCGTCAAGTAATTGACCGAATAATTGAACGAACTTCACAACAAAGTGTTGATAGGTTTGGCCAGGCCTTTGCGAGATATTCCAAGTCATACAAGGAAAGTGACACGTTTAAGATTTACCAAAAGAGTGAAAAGGTCACACTTGAACTCACGGGTGAAATGTTGTCAAGCATGAGGGCACTTGACGAAGCCCAATCAATTACGATTGAAATGATTGGTGACAACAACAAGGCAAAGGCCCACGGTCATAAGTATGGAATTAGAACCAAATCGGGCCGCCGTGTTGTTCGTGACTTTTTAGGTTTGCCCGACGACGAACTCCAAACGATAATGGAACAAACAATGAACACTTATGCCGGCGATGCGTTTCGTTTACTTGATGAAACGTTTCAGGGTTTGAGTGGCGTTGAGGCGTTTGGTGCCGTTGGCGTTCAATCCGAGTTTCGGGCGGCGATGACGATGAATCAAATCTTGATGGAACTTGAAAGGAATTTAAACAATGAGTGAAATTTCAATTGAGCAATTCACCGAGGCGTTGAAACAATTGGGCCGGCAAATAAACAATGCCGGTGTGAACGCAAGGTTGGCCAGGAAATGCAAAGAAATCATTTACCGCCGAGTGAAGAACGGCAAGGGTGTGACCTCTTATAAATCCGACCCTGAGAACACCGAACAAACGACATTGGCCCCACTCTCCAAATCTTATATTGATTACAGGAAAGGCCTGGCCATCTTTTTCACAACTAAAAACGGCAACGTTGTTCGCATAAGTGGCCAAAAAAAAGTTGTCTCTTATGTGACCCGTGGGCGTGGCAAAAGGGCCGTCACGGCCAGGCAAACAAGGAACGTGCGAACGGGCAACATCACGGCACCAACCTTGGGTGAATTTGGTCGGCCTGAGAAATCAAACCTCACATTGACGGGGCAAATGTTAAACGACATTGTTTTAAGTGCAAGTGAAACGGGTTTTCAATTAAGGATTGGCGACAAACGCCGCAAGGGTTCCAAGTTGACCAATTCCGAGGTTGCCGATTATGTGCAAAACGGGGGTTCATATACGAACGGCAACGGCACCCGTGTTGTCATTCCGGCCAGGCCGTTCTTTGCATTGACCGCCGGTGAAATTAGAATTTTAACAAGAGAACTTGAGAACATCATAAAAGAGAGAATTCAAGCAATTTCAGCATTGAGGTAAAACATGTATGACCGCCAATTTTGGTTTCATCCTGAAACGCTTGATGCCTTGGTTTTAACACTTTATCTTGACGGTTCAATTGCAATTGATAGTGAAGGGCTTGACGTCGAGGCCCTACTTTCCAAGATCAACGAAATTGATAATGATAGTTTTGAACATTCACTTGAACAAATTGGTTTTCAATTTATAACTAATTTAAACTTACCAACTTTCACCATAAAAGGAGCAAACAATGAGTGAAAACAATGACGAAATCAAGAACGCCCAAGCCGTGTTGGCAAAGAACGCCGAACTACTTGCCGAACTTAAGGCCGAACGTGAAAAGCGTGAAGCACTTGAAAAGCAAAACAAAGAGGCATTTGAAAAGGAATTGACTGAAAAGCAACGTTGGGAAGAACTTGCAAAATTGCGTGAAAAAGA